AAAGATGGAGCTACCGCTATCGAGGCTCTCGGTGACTCTATAGATGCCTCACTGCTCGATCTTAAAGGCGGCACTACTGGACAGGTACTCAGTAAAAACTCAGGTACCGATTTAGATTTTGTTTGGGTTACAGATGCAGCCGGTGATATTACGGCCGTTACAGTTACTAGCCCGATTACTGGAGGCGGTACCTCAGGTAGCGTAGCTATTGGATACGATGCTAAAGCCGGTACGACTCTAGGCTTTAATGCGCAGACCGGCACTACTTATACTTTAGTAGCTGCCGATGCCTCTAATAAACTCGTCACTACCTCTAATGCCTCAGCTATTACAGTTACTATACCGCCTAGCGTTTTTGCAGCCGGTGAGCAGATCAACGTACAAAGTATCGGCGTAGGTCTTACAAGTTTTGCACAAGGCGCAGGCGTAACTATTACCTCTACCGGTGCAACCGCAACGGCTCCAATTCTTAGAGCTCGTTACTCAGCTTGCACGATTATCTGCACTGCCGCTAATACTTTTACCGTGATTGGCGATTTATCGTAATGCCAATTTTAGGGATCTTAGCCTCGTCTAAAAAAGGTGCAACAGGACCTACTTCAGTGGATTATCTTGTGATCGGTGGTGGAGCGGCCGCAAAATATGGTGGCGGCGGCGCTGGCGGTTATAGGACAGGTACTGGATTTTCAGTAAGCGGATCGTTTACAGTGACGGTCGGCGCAGGTGGCACCGTAGTAAGTGGCAACGGCAATAACCCTACGTCCGGATCAAATAGCGTTTTTAGCACAATCACAGCCGCAGGCGGTGGCGCAGGTGGGCACAATGGTGCAGCTGGTACGGCCGGCGGCTCAGGCGGCGGCGGCGGTGGTGCTTTTAGCGGTGCAACCGCCGGCGGCGCAGGCAATACTCCTAGCACATCACCATCACAGGGAAACAAAGGCGGCGACTCAATCGCTACTTATTCTCAAAGTTCGACTGGCGGTGGCGGAGGCGCATCTGCCGCGGCGGCTGATACTTCCGTCAGCGGTACAGGTACGGCCGGGGGCGCTGGTACTTCATCCTCAATTACCGGTACGGCCACAACTCGCGCTGGCGGCGGTGGTGGTTATGGAAATCCTAATCCCGGTGCGGCTGGATCTGGCGGCGGCGGTGCGGCGGCTTACAATGCAAACGCAACAAATGGCACAGTGAACACAGGCGGCGGCGGCGGTGGTACTTCTAATTTATACACTCCGGGGCAAGGCGGCTCGGGTATTGTGGTTATAGCTTACGCTGATACTTTTTCGGATTTAACCGCTATAGGCGGCACTCTTGTAAAAACCGGTGGCGGCACGACACCGACTACTACTACAGGCGGTAAAAAAATCTACGTGTTTACAGGTGGTACAGGGACGGTAACTATCTAATGGCACACTACGCTTTTTTAGATAATAATAATATAGTTACTGAGGTTATCGTCGGTCGAGATGAGTGGGAAATAGTAGACGGTATTACAGATTGGGAGCAGGCTTACTCCGAGGTAAGAGGTCAAGTATGTAAACGTACAAGCTATAACCATAATATTAGATATAACTACGCCGGTATCGGTTATACATACGATCCGATAGATGATGCGTTTATCGCTCCGATGCCCGAGTGTGGACACGATGAGTTATCACTTAACGAGCTAAAGAGATGGGAGTGCTCCAATGCCGAGCACGATCCTCAAGAGTTATAACGGCTACCCGGCCTCTAAGGATCCGGACGAAATTAGAATTACGTCGTATCTGGTAAGGGGTACGAGCCGTAAGCTAAGGTGCGCCGAGAGCGTGGGCCCGCTCTTGGCCGCTTTTGCGGCAGATTTTCACGAGCTTATAGAGCCGATAGATGAGGGCGTGTTCGATGATTGGGGCTACGCCTTTAGGATGGTGCGTGGCTCTACTGACCGTCTCTCGTGCCATAGCTCGGGCAGTGCGGTAGACCTTAACGCTACTAAACATCCTCTCGGCAAGGTGGGCACGTTTGCACCTGAGAAAGTACCAATGATCCGGGCGCTTGCTAAAAAGTACGGGCTCAAGTGGGGCGGCGATTACAAGGGCCGAGCCGATGAGATGCACTTCGAGGTAGAGGTAAACGCGGCCAAGGCTAAAGCCCTTATAGAGAGTTTAGGTTTATAGTTAGACACACCTTAAGGGCACGAGGGAGTAAGAATGAAAGAGCAACTAATCGCAGCCGGTAAATCATATCTACGCTCAGCTGCAGCGTGCGTAGGAGCCTTGTATCTATCTGGTATTACGGATCCTAAAGTATTAGCTAATGCGTTTATCGCAGGGCTAATCGGGCCATTACTAAAAGCCATCCAACCGTCGGAGAAGCAGTTAGGCGTAGGCGCTAAGTAATGGAGACGGCTCAGCTCGCAGTTGGTATAGCTCTGGGGAGCTTTACTATTTTGGGGCTGGGAGCTGGGCTTATCCGACACTTTGTAAAGTTTTATCTATCCGAGCTTAAGCCGGACGGTAACGGTGGACATAACCTACGCGGCCGTATCGACCATATCGAGGCTAAGCAAGAGCGTATGGATGCCAAAATAGACAAAATTTACGAGATATTATTAGAGACACGCCTCGCTCAGTAGTTGCCATATGTCGGTATCTGCCTACATACTGATACTACACACGCCGAGAGGGCTACTCGGATAGTAGCCTCATCGGCCTTAACAAAGGGCGATATATGAATAGTGCAGACTTTTTACTAGTGTTTGCGGTAACGGCAATAATGGCAGCGTTTATCAAAGCTGCACATACCATAGGATACCGAGACGGCCATAGCGAGGGTTACTTACGCGGTCGAGCGATAGCGCAGGCTCTTAGAGATAAGGGCGCGGTACGATAATGGGCTTTTTAGATAACTACGAGGACGTTAATAGTAGGATCAAACGCTTTAGGAGTGAGTTCCCTAGTGGTCGCCTAATCGCCTTTATCGAGGAGATAGATTTAAATAAGGGCATAATCCTTGTAAGAGCTGAGGCTTATCGTGAGTATGAGGATGCAGTACCTAGCGCAGTAGATTACGCGTTTGGCAACGTAGCGACACTCCCTGCAAATATGCGTAAATGGTTTATCGAGGACTGCATCACTAGCGCCTACGGTAGAGTGATCGGCCTTTTAACTCCGAGTGAAGGCGGTAGACCTACGGCTCAAGATATGCAAAAGGTAGAGACCGCACTCGCTGATCCTGATCCTTGGGCTACTAAGGCAGCTAATGAGGGTATCCCTACTATGGCAAGTGCTATAGCTGAGATCCAACAAGGGCTAGGCGGTGAGTTACCAGCTGAGCCTCCTCGATGCGTACACGGTACGAGAGTATGGGCTGAGGGCAAGAGCGCTAAGACTGGTAACAAATGGGCGGCTTGGCGATGCACTCAAAATAATAAAACTACGCAGTGCGACCCTTTATGGCAAGTAGTAGGGAGCGACGGTAAATGGAAAAATCAACAGTGACCGAGCAGTCTCTATTTGACTATATCAAGGCTACATACCTTGAGGATTTAGAGAAATCAGAGCACACCTACGAGTACATAGATGCAACGAGTAAGGGCTATAGGCTCACGATTGAGCTAAAATGCCGGCATACTCACTATGACGAGCTGATCCTAGAAAAAGACAAGTACGAGTCGCTCATAGGTCGAGCTAACGAGTTAGGCTTTACGCCGTTTTATATTAACTCTACGCCTCAAGGCATATACGCGTTTAATTTACGTAAGATTAAATTTACCTGGATTATTAAGCGCCTACCCTCTAGCACCGTAGATCAAGGGCCAGATATAGATAAAGAGATAGCACTATTACATATAGATGAGGCGGTCAAATTATAATGGCAACGTTTAAAATGGATTATGAGTTACGACATATGGGCTCAATAAAAGTATTTGATTGCCCTTACCGGCAAAGAGCTAAAGCCGATGGATGCTATCACACGATTTACCGAGGCTTTAGGCACTTAGAGCGATTTACTTACATTAAAACGATACACAAATGCCAGTTAAAAAAACCGTATGTAATTAGTTTTATCAACATAAAAAAGGTAGACAGACCTTTTATGCGTGGTTTAAAGCAGCTCGATAATTGGGTGGAGGTCCAATAATGGGA